AACAATAGACTTGAAAGACTATTAAAAGCATTTAGAGGCGGTAAATTTACCGATGACACATTTGCTTTGATGGAAATTCAAATTAAAAATATTCAAGCCGACTTATTGGCATTGGACTTCACTCAATCCGCCCAAAAAGCAATCGAGCCGAAACAATCAGTAGATAATGAGGTGATGAAGGCAATACAAGAATTTAATCAATTATTTAAAAAGTAAAAATGGAAAATTTAGACTTAATCAAAGAAATGGCAGAAAACGTAAAAGGTTTTGCTGGTCAAATCGAAGATGTAAAATCTACTGTATCAGTAGTAAAAGATGAAATGCAAAAGCAAATCGATGCTGCATTCGCACAAAAGAAAACTAGCGAAGCTAAAGAAGTAAAATTCTTTGATGAGTTAGTATGTGAAAAATTAGAAGGTAGAATGGAAGAAATGGAGAACACTTTGAAAAAAGGTGGTAAATTCCGTTTAGAAATGCCTGAAGCAAAAACAATGACTATCGCTGGAAACGTTACAGGTAACCCTGTTACTTCTTATGCTTTACGCCCAGCATTGCAACCTGCTCAATTAGTTAACTTCCGTGATTTAGTTCCAACTGTACGTTCTGAAAGTGGTTTATATACTTTCTACAAAGAAAATAGTGATGAAACTAATAACATTGGTAAGCAAACTGAAGGAGCATTAAAAGGTGCTAACGATTATAGCTTAACTGAAACTAAAATTGTTAACTCTTACATCGCTGGTTTCTCTCGTTTTTCTAAGCAAATGATGAAATCTTTACCATTCTTAAGCCAATCTTTGCCAAGAATGTTACAAAGAGATTTCTTTAAAGCAGAGAACGCAAGTTTCTTCAGCACAGTATCTACTGCTGCAACAGGTGTTACTACAACAACTGAAACAGTTGACTTAAAGCAATTAGTTCAATTAATCGCTAACCAAAAGGCTGCAAACTTTAACCCTTCTTACATTTTAGTATCTCCTGCTCAACAATCAAAAATCTTGATTGACACAATTAACGCAGGTTACTATGTAGGTTCAGGTAGTGTACAAATCGGAACTGGCGGAGACATCACAATTTGGGGTGTACCTGTTATTTCTGCTACTTGGGTTACTAATGACAAGGCTTTAGTTATCGATAGCGACTACATCGAAAGAGTAGAAGTTGAAGGTATCGCAATTGAGTTCTCTTACGAAGATTCTGATAACTTCCAAAAGAACTTGGTTACTGCAAGAATTGAGTGCTACGAAGCAATCAATTTAATGCTTCCTAGCTCTGCTATCTATGCTACTTTGAATGCTTAATTCCTAGTTTAAAATAGAAATAAAGACCCTCACTTAATCGGTGGGGGTTTTTTATTATAATTAATGTAAATTTGTAAAAAAGAAGATATGTCGTTCTATAATTACATCGTAGATTATACTTTAGCCGATTACGGCACGATTACCGAACCTGTAACACTTACAGAGGCTAAAAACTATTGTCGTGTAACAACTTCAGCAGATGATGCTTTAATTACGGATTTAATTACTCAAGCAAGAGAATCAGTTGAAAAAGCAACAGGTTTATGTATAACACCAAAGACAGTATCAGTATGGTTTAATAACCCAGCAGGTAATTTTAATATGCCTTTCGGACCAATGGACCAAGCTACTTTCAAATTGTATAATATATCAACAGGTTTAGAGATTGTTGCAGCAAATTACTTTTTAGTTGGTGGCGAATATCCAAACTTAAGTTTTCCCCTTTGGAATCAATTAAAGGCAACTTATCGTAGTGCTATGGTAAGTGTACCAAAAGACCTTAAAGTGGCTATTTTGGACCAAATAGACTTTGATTATGAGAATAGAGGAGCAGATATAGAAAGATACGACCAAACAGGGGTATGTCAAAAGGCTTGGAGAGCGTGTCAAAGATATACAAGAGTAAGTCCAATATTATAATATGAGAATAGGCGATAAAAAAGGAAATGATGTTAATTCTTCTACGATGACACGTAGAGTGAATTTGTATGTGCCAACAAGGACTAGCGATGGTCAAGGTGGCTTTACAACTACGTTTGCCTTACAAGAAACTATATGGGGGGATTTTAGACCTGCCAAAAGCACAAGAACCTTATTAGAAAGCGAATTAACCTTTTATCAGGATGCCAAAGTTTACTTGCGTTATGGGGTTACGATAACCGATGATTATAAGATTGAAGTAGAAGGCAAAACCTATACAATTCAATCTATTAATGATGTGGACAATCAACATAGATTTTTAGAAATAATAATGAATGGATAATGTCAGCATTTGCAGTTAATTTTAATGGCTTAAAAAATGTTCAAGATAAATTGAATAAATTAAATTTAGTTATGTCTGAAGTATCTAATGAAATTAACGCATCTGCTTTAAAAATATTAACAGATGCAAAAAGAGAAGTTGTTGTTAATAATTCTCCTTTAAGAAGTTCTATTGTAATAAATCCTGATTCAAGAGGAAGTATGACATATTCCGTTGAAGCAAGAGCAAAATATGCTCCTTATGTTGAATTTGGCACAGGTGGATTGGTTAATGTTCCTGCTGGATATGAAGATTTTGCAATTCAATTTAAAGGAAAAGGCTTAAGAAAAGTAAATTTAAGAGCAAGACCTTTTTTAATACCAGCATTTGAACAAGAAAAACCAAAACTGATTGACCGATTAAATAAATTAATAGATGCTTAACCCTAATATAGAAATAAAGAAATGGTTTTATACCCATTTGGTAAGTGCTACAACCTTGCCTGTATTTGATGGTATTGCTCCTGATAATACTCCTAACGAGTATATAATTATGGATGGCAGAACATCAACACAAGAGAAAGGGAAAGCAGGTTATACTAATGGAGTTTCAATTGTAGTTGACATTGTTACAAAAAATGCTAACTTTGGCTATAAACGTGCCGAAACAATAAGTGATTTAGTTTTAAATGCTATTAATTCGCAAACTACAATAACCTTAAGCAATGGGTTTTATGCTTCAAGTGTAGTTGTTGCAAGTATTAGAAACTTAGATGGCTTAAACCCTTTGGACAACGTTTTTAGAACATTAATAACTTATAATATAATAATAACTCAAAATTAAATAAAATGGCAGAAACTAAAGTAAGCGGTCGTGATTATATCCTTCTTGCTGATATAGATGGCGACACAACGTTCAAACCTGTTGCTTGTCTTACAACTAACTCATTTAAGTCAACTAACGACACAATTGATGCAACTTCAAAATGTGGCAACTCTTATGTTCCAAGTCCTGTATTCAAACAATCATTTGAAGGCGAAGGATTTGCAATTGATGAAACAGGAACACCTAGTAAGGATTCTTACAAAGCATTGTATTCAGCACACGCAGCAAAAACACAATTTCAAATGAAAATGGGTAAAGCTACTCCAACAACAGGAGATGTAACTTATGCAGGTCTTGTTTTTATTAGTGATTTTGCGGTTAAAGCTGATGATAAAGATGATGTTAAATTTACTGCTACATTTACCGCAGTAGTTCCACCATTGACACAAACAGTAACCGCATAAACAACAACCAAAATATGTTTGAATTAAGACTGAACAACAACAACACCATCCCTTTAAAATGGGGTACTTGGGCAATGAAACGTTTTTGTGAATTAGAGAATAAATCTTTAATGGAACTAATAAACGTTTTATCTAGTGGAAATTATGATTTAAATACAATAGTTAATATCATAACTTCTTCTGCTGAAAGTGGTTATAAAAGCCTTCAAAAACCGATTGACTTTGATGAGTATAAGGTTTGCGAATGGATTGATGAAGTTGGTGGGTTATCCGCTAAAGAAGGGCAGTTAATTGAATTTATGAAGTATATGCAAGATTCAATGACACCTGATTTAAAAGATAACAAGAAGGAAGCAAAAAAAAAATAGGATTTTATAGCTGGGATTCAATAATTATTCTCGCACTAGAGGTTGGCTTGACAATTAAAGAGTTTTGGCAACTATCTTGGCGAGAATTTTTATTATATAGAATGGCTTTCGAGAACAAAGAGATAAAGGAATGGGAAAGAACTAGAACTTTAGCTTATATGATTTACAGGTCAAATACAACTGATACTGCACCAAAAAGTATAAGAGCATTTTTCCCACTTCCAACCGATGAAGTAGAAGAAGAAGAACCTAAATTAACGGAGGACCAATTTAAAAGGACATTAATGTTGTACGGAGTAAATTAAAAAAATGGCACAAGAAACTCTCAAAATTACGATAACGGCAGACAATAAAGAAGCCGTTAATAACATACAACAAACGATAACCGCTACTAATAATTTAGGCAATGCGTTTCGTAACATACCCAATTCAGGAAATCAAGCTGCATTAGCTTTAAATAACTTATCAAGGATTGCACAAGATGCTCCTTATGGATTTATAGGTATTTCTAACAACATCAATCCGATGTTGGAATCATTTGAACGATTAAAAAGCACAACAGGAAGTACGGCAAGTGCTTTAAAAGCAATGGCATCTAGTTTAGCTGGTCCTGCTGGGGTTGGTTTGGCAGTTGGTGCTTTGACTTCACTTATTGTTGCATTTGGTCCTACAATATCAAATTACATTGGACAAGTTTCTGAAGCAGATTTGGCTCAAAGAAAAATGAGCGATACTTTAGCAAAAGCAACAGGGTCAGCACAAGCAGAAGCGGATAAATTGGTTATTTTAAGCGGTATCGTTCAAAACAACACATTATCTACTAAGGACAGAGAAAGTGCCTTAAATCAGCTACAAAACACATACAAAGGCAATTTAGACCTACAAAAGCTAGACATAACTGATGGTTCTAAACTTCAAGAAGTAATAAATGGAATTACCGCAGCATTAAAACGTAAAGCATTAGCACAAGCATTTGCCACATTAATTGCAGAAGAAGAAGCAAAGAAAGCAAGACTTCAATTAGATAGTTTAGCGGAAATGCGTGATAAGGTTGGTGCTGCTGCTGCTGCTTATGCATTTATTAAAGCTGCTTTAACAAGTGCCAATGGAGAAATGGCATCACTTCAATATAATACCGATGTAACAAATCAGGCATTAAGTCAACATCAAAAAGAAATTGATGGAGTTGATAAAACTATTGGAGTATTAAATGAGAAATATGGTGCAGTAATTAAAGAACAAATTACGATGGCTGATTCTACAACATTATCTACAACTGCTATAAAAGCACAAGATGATGAGATGAAGCAATTTATAAAAGATTTAGAAGCATACATTAAAGCCGAAGAAGCAGTTACTAAGCCATCAAGAGCAGAACGCAGAAAAGCAACAATAGTTGAATCAGGAAATAAACCTGAACTACCAACAAAACTAGATAAAAATGTACCTGCTTTCTATGCACAATATTATGCAGAACAAGCCGACAAGGCAGCTAAAGCACAAGAAGAATTTAATACCCAAATGAAAATAGCTGGGGAACTTACGAGTGTTGTTGCAGGTGGTTTTAATAGTGTATTTGAGGCTTTTGTTAATGGCGAAGATGTAGGTAAAGCATTAGAGGAATCATTTAAACGAATAGTTATACAATTGATTGAAATGGTAGCACAAGCATTACTATTCAAGTTAATATTAAGTGCTTTAGGAGTTGGAGCAACACCATTAGGAGGAGCAGCATTAGATAGTGGACTAAATTTTGGAGGTGGTAATTTATTGGGTAATTTCTTATTAAAGGGAAGTGATTTAGTTTTAGCAACTCAAAGGTCGAATTCTAATTTAAACTTAAGGAGAGGAAAATAATGGCATACGGACAAAAATACCAAATAACATACGCAACTAAGCCTAATAAAAATGTTGTAATAAAGATTTACGAACTTGGTTATACAGGTAGTACAATTACACAATTTCAAGGCACAAGCATTAATTTACAATATTTACCAAAATCGGATGACCCATACGAACCAATTTATGTTAGTCAATTAGGCATAAGTATAGACATAACCGATAATGCAAGTCAAGTATTAGATTTTACAAACATAAATGATAGATTTCTTTATGTAGAAATGTATGTCAATAGTGTTGTAGAATGGGTTGGTTGGGTTTTAAATGATTATGTATCAATATCTTATTCAACAGGTATTAAAGAACTTAATTTTAATGCGGTTGATGGTTTGGGAATGTTACAAGATATTCCATTTCCTATACAAGATTTTACTTGGTTAGGTTGTAATGAAACACAAAATTTATTGTTCTTAATGTGGGGTTGCCTTAAAGCAATACAATTCCCTGTAAATAGAAACATAATAACAATGTGTTCTTATTTTGCAGCTGGAATGGACACAAGAGCAACCTATTCTTATGCAGACCCATTTAGACAAACATATTTGCCATATAGAACATTTATGGATGATAGTGAAAACTTTATTAATGCACTTGATATTTTAAGCAATATTGCTAAATCATTTGGTTGTAGGGTTTTTCAAGCTAAAGGTAAATGGTGGATAGTTTCTATTAATGAATTTGCATCTATCAATTCATATTATACCGAATATAATTCAGTATTAGTAAGTATTAACAATGGAGATGGCAACCAAATAAATACATCAAGTCAAATACAAGGATTTACAAGTAATACATCAGGTTTATATTTTATTGATAATAGCCAATTTAAATTACTGAAAAAAGGATTTAATAAAGTACAATCAGAAGGGAATGTTGAAATGGCAACCAATTATATGGCTAATTGGACATTGAAACAAACAACAAGTGGGAATGCAGATTATTGGACAACGGCAACAGGAGTTAATTCATCTATTGCTTTAGTTAATGACCCTGAAAGTGTATATGATACTTTTGAAATGAGTTATACAGGAACAAACCCAGCTTCATTTGTAAGTATTCAAAGTAATTATATGCCACAAGCTGCACACGGAGATTGCTTAAATTTAGCAATGACTTTGCAATGTGGTATTACAACAGGTGTTGTGGGTTTAGTTGACATTACATTGACTAATGGAAGTGCTACTTGGTATTTAGCAACCGATGGTACTTGGCAAACAAGTTCAACATCATATGTAGTTTACAATCCAACAACAGGAAGTGTTGCTCAACCATTTGTTGTAAATATTAAAACAAATGCTTTTCCTATTGATGGACAATTGTCTTTTAAATATAGACTTCAATATGGTCCTATATCTTTTTTAAGTATAGGAAACTTTCAATTACAATTAAAGTCAACAGTTGCAAGATATCGTTATAAAAACTATATTAACGATTCAAAACAATATGTTAAATCAATAGAACTACCTTATGGATTCTTTGGTGGGGATATTGGAGTTCCATTATATCCATCACAAAAAGGTGTTCTTTTATTGGCAACAGGTTACCAAGCCGATATGTGGAGAAGATATGGTATAGATACAGTCAATTACTTTGGTACTTTACAAGAATTGGTTGTTAAACAATATATTAACGTTTTTGGTAAGAATATTATAAACGTGGATTGCACTTTAAGTAGTTTTTATACTACAAATGCAAATTACCCATTGTTAGATGCTTCAAAGTTAATATTTTCAACCGATACTGACCCAGCTGCAATAAATATTAGTGCCGATTCTTATATGTTAGGAAATTGTACTATTGATTATGCAAAGGATGAAACCCAAGCGACTTTACTTCAAATATCTAATACAAATATAGAAAGCACAAAAGAGACAAAGTATTTTTATCAATCAAGTAGTTTTTAAATATTAAATTTGTATTATGGCAACCGCAGTTACAGGTAAAAATATAATGCTCTATTATCACGAGCCACCTTCAGAAACTTACCCAACAGGTAGGGATATTCCTTTTTCGTGTTCTACAAATTGCACGTTTAGTGTTAATGTGGACCAAAAAGAGGTTACAAGTCAAACATCTGCTTGGTATCGTGAATATAAAAATGACATAGCAACTTGGACAGTTAGTTGTGATGGATTGATAACTTTAACAGGTTATGGATATCTTTTTCTACTTCAACAACAACAAAATCGCACTACAATTTTAGTAAAATTTGTTATTGATAATGGAGTTGATGGTTTAGTGATTATTAGTGGTAATTGTAATTTGACAAGTTTGCAATTAAATGCACCTTTAAAGGATATAGGCACTTATTCGGTGTCTTTGCAAGGTACAGGAGCATTTGGTACTTCAGGAACGACAATAAACCCAAGTGGAGTGGTAGTAACAGGAGGCGGAACAACAATGAAACAATTTACCGCAGCAGGTGGCGAAACAACTAAAACTTATACCGATTTAATTGGTAATAGTTGTCTTTATGTTTCTCGTGGTGGTGTTGATGTAAGAGAAATCTTAACAACAGGTATTCCTGTGTCGGACCAAGTTAAGTGGGATAGTACAACAGGTATTTTAACATTTGGCAGAGCATTAGAATCAGATGAATTTATTAGAGGACTTTTTAACTAATTATAATGAGCAATCAATTACAAATAACAGGAGGAGCGAAAGTAAGGGCATTAGAAGGTGTAATAACAGGAACTAGCGGTGTTTTAGGTTCAGTTCCATTAGGTGCTGCCAATGGTGTAGCAACCCTTGATAGTGGTGGTAAAGTGCCTGTATCTCAATTACCTTCATCGGTAGTAACTTATTTAGGTACTTGGAATGCTGCTACAAATACTCCGACTTTAACGAATGGTGTGGGCGATGCTGGGGATATGTACATTTGTAATGTTGCTGGAACTGTGAACTTTGGTGCTGGTCCTGTTACTTTTGCCGTAGGGGATTGGGTGTTATACGGAAGTGGAACTTGGCAGAAATCTAACGGACAAAATGGAACAGTTACTTCGGTGGCTGCTACTATTACAGGAGGTGCAATCGGAATCACAGGTTCGCCAATTACAACCGCAGGAACTTTAGCTTTTACCTTTGCAGGTACTTCAGGTCAATATGTGAATGGTGCAGGAAATTTGACCACATTTCCGACTTTAATTACAAGCATAGGTTTATCTATGCCGAGTGCATTTAGTGTCGCTAATTCGCCTCTAACGGCTAATGGAAGCATAAATGTAACAGGTGCAGGAACTACTTTACAATTTATAGATGGAACAGGTGCTTTACAAACCTTTCCTTCTTTAACAGGATTTATTCCATATACAGGAGCAACAACCGCAATAGACTTAAACGCTAAAACAGTAGTTAATATTTCTCATTTAGGAATTAATACTACAACAGTACCCACTATTTTAATAAGGGCAGTAGGTGATAATAATTCATCATCAAGGATTGCTATGCGTGGGTATTCAAGTGATGCAAATAGTTCTTCTATTCGTGTAACTAAATTTAGGGGAACAGTTGGAGCACCACAAGCACCACAAAGCGGAGATAGTTTAGGTAAATTTGAATTAGCAGGATATGGTACAACATCTTCTGAAGGTTACCCACAAGCATCGTTTGAAGGATTAGCAACGGAAAGTTGGGGTGCTATTGCAAGGGGTACGAAGGTTGTAATTAAAGTTACTCCGAATACTACGATTACACAAGCAGTTGCATTAACTATTAATCAAGATAAGAGTGCGGTATTTGAAAATAGTATTACAGGTACTTCGTTAATAAAAACAGGTGGTACTTCAAGTCAGTTTCTAAAAGCAGATGGAAGTGTTGATTCAAGTTCTTATATTACTTTGGCTTCATTAAGTGCAGGTGTAGGAATAAGTTATAACAATACAACAGGTGTTATAACATCTACAATTACTCAATATACCGATGCTTTAGCAAGAGCAGCAATTAGTTTAACAACAACAGGCACTAGCGGAGCAGCGACATATAATTCAACAACAGGGGTATTAAACGTACCAAATTACGCACCTGATTTAAGTGGATATGTTACTTTAGCAACTAATCAAACAATATCAGGAGTTAAAACTTTTAGTGCAAATACAAGCATTAATACATCAGGACAATCTTCTTTATCAATTTTATCCTCAACAGGAAATAGTGCCTTGATATTATCTTATATAAATGGTGTATTAAAAGGTACAATAGATATTAGTGCTACTGAATTTAAGTTTGTTAGTGGGATAAATTCAACGTTTAAATTTCAAGCTAGTGGATTAGGATTAGCATCTTTAATATTTAATAACACTACAAACTATTCTTATACCTATCCTTCGGCAACAGGAACTTTAGCTTTAACAAGTGATTTAACAGGTGGAACAGTTACTTCGGTAGGTTTATCAGCACCAACAGGCTTTAGTGTTTCAGGTTCTCCTGTAACATCAAGCGGAACATTGGCTTTGGCTTTTGCAACAGGTTATTCTTTACCAACAACGGCATCTCAAACAACTTGGGACACCGCTTATACAAATAGAATAACAAGTGCAACTGCACCTTTAAGTATTAGTTCAAACGTAATATCAATAAGTCAATCGACTACATCTACAAGTGGTTATTTATCAAGTACCGATTGGAATACTTTTAACAATAAACAATCAGCATTAACAAACCCCGTTACAGGCACAGGTACTACCAACTACCTACCTAAATTTACAGGTGCAAGTACAATAGGGAATAGTATTGTTACAGATGATGGTACACTTGTTTCTATTACTACTTCAACTGCAAAATTAATTGGTGGTGATTCTGTTGGTAGATTAGTTTTAGCAAATTCAACACAAACTACTTATGGTATTTTTTATGGTGCTACTAATGCTACACCTAATATTACAACATTTGTAAATAACTCTGCACTTACTTTAACATTAAACGCTAATAATTCAGCTACATTCTCAGGTGCAGTTACAGTTGGAGATAATTTATCAATGAACGCAGGAGGTCAATTTTATTATGGTGACCCTTCTACTAATAGATATTTAAGAACTTATGTAAGTGGTGCAAGTGGAAGTGCTACATTAAACTATTCATTTTGGAATGGTTCTGCTTGGGCAATAAAATCAACATTAGATTATAATGGAGCAGCTACATTCTCTAGTAGTGTAACGGCAGGAGCATTAAGTAGAATTGGAGATGTTTATATTGGAGGTAGAAGTGGTACTTATGCAACATATTCGGATGGTATTATTGGGGATAATTTACATTTAGCAGCAAGTGGAACAGGAGGTGCAGTTTATATAAATACTGCATTAAGTAGAAATACATATATAAATCCTGTGGGAGGCAATGTAGGTATAGGAACAACAAGTCCGGGTAATCTTTTAGAAGTACAAGGCAGTGCAAAACTAAACGCACCAACAAGCGGAACCGTAAATTTAGCCTTTGGAATATCGGGAACAAATTATGCATCAATTAAATATAATGATTCTGATGGAAGTTTAACTACACAAACATTAGGTTCATATCCATTAATATTCGGGACTAATATTACCGAAAGAATGCGTATTACAAGTGGGGGTAATGTAGGTATAGGAACAATAAGTCCTACAATAGTTAGTGGATTTACTGATTTAACTATAGATGGTTCAAGTGGTAGTTTTATAGATTTAAGATATAATGGCGCTGATAATGGCAGATTTGTTTCAAGTGCAGGTATAGTTGGGTTGCAATCCTTATCAACTACTCCTTTAACTTTTAATACCAATGGCTCCGAAAGAATGCGTATTACAAGTGGAGGCAGTGTAAACATTAACAACACTACAAACACTACTTATAAATTATCGGTTTATAATACAGTTCAAGATACACATCTATTAGTAGCAGGAACTGCACCATCATTAAGATTTGCTGATACCTTAACAGGCATTACTTATACTTCAGTACTTGGTATGGCAACCGCAGCTAATAACTTTATTACAGGTTCAGCAGCAGGGGATTTCGCAATCACTTGGAATAGTGCTAAAAATTGTTATTTTGGATTTACCGATACATCAACCGCTAAAATGACCATAGATTCAAGTGGAAATTTAGGAGTTGGAACAACCACAATGGGTAGTAAAACTCAAATCAATGGTAACTTATCAGTAGGTTATTCAGCATCAACCGCTGCACCTACAAACGGAATTTTATCAAATGGTGGATTTAAGTCTTCAAATCCAACAGGAGGTACTGCTCAAACTTGGAAGTTAGGTTCAGCATACGCAGGAACAATTACTTCTAATTACTATGTAAATGTAGAAATAAATGGAGTAATCTATGCGTTATTAGCTTCAAATGCAGTTTAAATATAAAATATATAAAAATAAAATAAAATGAAGGAAATTCAACCTGTGGTATTCCCACTAAATTTAGGAACGGCAAAAATTTTAAATGCTTATTGCATTAATGACAACTTAAACAATGCTGCTAGTTTTTACTATGCACTTTTAAGTGATGGTCAATCCCAATTATCTCAAGGTAACTTGACTATGATAGGACAAGATTATACTGATTGGCAAACAAATCAATATGCTTATGATTGGATTGCAACTCAAATTAATGTTACAATCGTAGGTGATTATGTTCCACCTGTGCCTGAACCAATAGCAGAAATATATGTCGGAGAGCCTTCTGTTTTAGAAGTTGAACCAAGAAGTTCAGTTTTAGGTCAAATAACCGAATAGTCCTAATTTTGGCAAAACCAATATTATGACACCACACGAAAAAGCAAAAGATATTTATCAAAAAATGTTTGATAATATGCCACATCCTAATGAAACAAATGCACTAGTTTTGTTAATTACTAAACAATGTGCATTAATAGCAGTAGATGAAATGATAAAAATGTATAATGAAATGAATGTAAATGGGTTTTTAAAACCTAATTCAGTTGGATTTATACTTAATGATGTTAAAAACGAAATAGAAAACCTATAACAATTAACATATAGTCGTTGGGTGAATAAGAACGATTTAATAGATAAAATAAGCACACATTTTAACAATTAACATATATTTGTAAAAAATCAATCAAATGAAGTATCAACAACTCAACACCCTAGTCGCATCAATTAATGCGGTTATTGGTTCACAGGAAACAAA